CGGAGAGATCCGGACACAGTTCACTAGGTAGACACTTTTAGATGTCCTTAGACGGTTTTACCCCACCGCCTATGAAAGTTGTAAATATTGCTAGTCCACTTCATGGTTATTTAACGATGACCATGCACGTAACACTAAACTTGAGTGTGCTTTAGAGCGAAGCAAATGCTTCTCTCCAAAGTATACACCAAGATTAGGGATTGGTAAGAACTCTACATCACTCATTGGTGGGAGACCGTCTGGTCCGGGTTCTTCCCAGAGTTTGATAAGTACCCTGTTAAGGGACTCACCAACTCTGTTAATTTCCCAGACTACAGGATGATAAACTGAGGTTGCCCCTAGTAAACCAATTGATCGTTCCGATACGGTTATTCCCCCCTTTTGGAAAAGCTCTTCGACAGGTTTCCCTGCCAAGAGTCTATCCAACTGTTCTACCTTCTGAAGTATGGAATCTCTTCTGACTGAAAGAATTTCTTCTTTTAGATCATTAAAGATAGAGTCTTTTGTTACTTCTGTGTTACCCTCTGGGATTATTAATCCTTTTGGGGCACAGGTACCATCAGACGCTTCCCATACCAAGATTGATAGTAAGTCCTTACGGTTTACAGACCAAGAGGACGGGCCTAAAACATCGGCCCAGTGAAGGTTCCAGGATCTATCTCTTGCCGTCCTGATTAGATCAAGATATCCACTTAGGGTATCTGAACTTTTCAGTATTGCAGGTTTTAGACCTGAAATCTCGACTCCATTGACCGCGATTCGCTTAGCGAATTCAAGTCTATGGGTCCTTGTGTCACTTACGAGTGATTTATCGTAGTTGATAGGAACTCCTATCTCTGTGAGAAGTTGCTCGTATTGTTTGGCAACATCCTCTTCCCATATAGCAACGTCATCACCGAGGACTGCATACTTCTTGAAGGATTTAAACCCTTTTTGAAATGCGCAGAATTCAATGATAGCATGGTGAGTGAGAGCAAAGGCAGCCCACGAAGACAATAGTCCAAGTGGTTGCCCTGTTTCCCATTTAACATGCGTGTTTCTATATGAGAATGAGCGTGAAGTCAGAACTTTCCTCCAACAATCGGCAAGTTCCTTGCTGAACACATGGGATAGTAATATCTCTTGTAATTCAACAGGAAACCTATCGGTTGCGGAAGAAAGATCGTGACAGTATGTAATATTACCTTTGGATTTCAGAATTATTCTTTTAAACTGATCTCCGTGGGAAAATGTTCCATCTGTCTCGAGTCTTTTAAGAATATCCATTAAAACTTTGTGGATAGGTCTTAGAAGATTCTGACTCCAGTAATCAGCAATAGCAATGGTTCTTGTCTTACCTCCTCCCTCCTGTAAGAGAGAGATTCGGCCGGACTTGAATCCCTTGTTCTGCTCTGGTTGACCAAGAAATTGCAACATTTCCCAAATCCATTTGTTACCCGTTAAGGTAGCAAGTGTTTTAAGATTTGTTGAAAGTTCTATATCATCCAGAACAGCACCAGCATCCTGATGGGCAGTTACAATTGCGGGTCCATTTGGACCTTTAACTATACCTGACCGGATGGTTGTTGATGATTGAAGATTACGGTTCCTGATCCCTAATTTATTGGTCCAGTTATAACAAAAGTTGTTAAACTCGAGTTTTAACTGTTCCGATATCTTAGGACCTCGATCTGTAATAGGATTGGGGTTCCATACGACTTTGGTATAAATTTGCTCATAATTACGTGTAATTGTGAGGCCAAAGCGTTGGAGGTCTGCATCGCCACTTTGGAGAAGTTGTTTCACTTGAATTAATTCTCGTGGAACTCCATCTCTTGTGGTTTTGCAATACGGAATTACCGGGAGTGTACGATTTGTAGCAATACATTGTGCTACTAAATGTAGTCCTTTGTAATGTCTGCAAGCTGAGTTCTTACCTTCTTTGAGGATTTTCATCCTCATTGACTGTACGTACTTGGCCGTAATCTCGTTAATACACCATGATTCATACTTAGCCTTATCTACAATTTCACCTAGTGAATTTTGTATAAAGGTTAATGTTTGCACCATGGTTATTAATGTTATTATGTTATTGCTCTCCCCTCTCTTCAGAGGGTGCCATCTAATAAACAAGATGATACAAGCCACTGGAGTCTGCCCGACTTACGTCGG